CGAAGTCGATATTGACACCATTGCTATCAGATGCACCGTAGTATGGTAGTGGTTTGAAGTATTGTTTGGTGTTATTGTCTACACCTACGCCAAATGAAGATGTTGGGTATAGAGCTTGAATTTCACTGTCAGTGCCTGGAACACTTCCAAATACTGTACCAGATGGATACTTACCAGGACCTAGACCATAGATACTTGCCTTACTGTATTGTATAGCAGGTACATAGTTACTTGCAGTACTATCAATTGGGGTACTATATGATTCGAATCCGTATGGTACGCAACTTACTGGGTAAGAAACGTCACTGGCTTCAATTCTGATATATTTGCTCAATGTGGTGAAATCGCCAAATTGAATCAATTTACCAGCATAAGTGATATATGCATATCTGTCACCAATTCTACGAGCAACATAATTTGCAGACTCTGGATCCAAATTCAAGTTTTGGTAGATTTCCAAATACTTTGGCTTCTTATCAGTATCACTATAAGCACGTACTGCTAGTGTGAAACTACCCCAGTCACTGCCTGGAACAGTACCAGCCAACTTAACGTTGCTAATTTCAATCTTAAACTTAGTGTTACTTAGTGTACCATCGCTCAAGGTGTGAACTTTGAACAACTTGAACTTAGTTGGTTGAGCGGCTACATCAGCACTACCTTTGAATGGAGCAATCTTTTGACTGTAGATCCAAGGGGTAGAAGCATTTGTGATGCTGAATTGACTATCGCCGTTATTCAAATCAGTACTATATTGATCAACGAACTTTAGAGGTTCACCGACAATAGAACTTCCTGATAGATTACTTGTACCTACTTGTAGTCTCCATCCATAAGCACTTGTCTTTTCAGCTACGAACTTCTTGATACTATCTTCGAATAGAACGTAGTTATAAGCAGCTTCAACTTTTTGACCAGCAACTTGTTTGTTAGGATTACCAACGGTTGGATCTACACCAAATACTTCTTTGATATAGTTATTATCATTTTCATTCAAGCTGAAGTCATAGTAACCATATGTACCGGCACTAGTACCGCCAGCTGGATTTGTATAGCTATACTTCAATGCCAAGCTGTAAACATTTTCATTAGGATTAATTACACCCTTATATGGGAATGTGCTACTTGTTAGTTGGCTTAATGTTGAGGTGTTGAAACCAAATACTTGATAATCACTGGTGAATTGTGATGAAGCATTTTGAGTATTTGCTAATACTGACAAGATCAACTTTTGACGACCTGTTAGTACTGGATTACATTGATCTGGACTTGCATTATCTTGACTTGTAAATGCACCGGTATATTTACCAAAATTACCACTTACTACACCTCTTACTTGTAGACCGGCTACACAAGTTCCAACACCACGTAGTGAGTGGAAACTACCACTTTGAAGTGTTAGTGTTGAACCAGCTTGTACATTGAAGTTTGTTAGATTGTAAGCAATATTACCATTGAAGTAAGATGAACTTACTAGATCAACAGTTGTTGTGCTTTCATCGAAAGCGGTAGCAATTGCTGTTTCAGCATCAATATTTGAACCTTGTAGACTTGATGTTAACAAGAAGAAGTTACCAACTGGTTTTGCATTACCATTGGCAAGAGTTGCAGTACTGAATTTACGTACCAATACTCCAGAAGAAACTGAACCGATATCAACTGTTTTATTGGCGTACAAAATACTACCACTCAACTTACCTACACCATCAACGTCATTTGCGGTTACGCCACTTGTTAGAGTTGCGGATCCAAATTTAACATTCAATGAACCACTGATTGTCATTGTTGAAATATCAATTCGTTGTGTCAACTGAATTGAAGAACTCAATCCAGCACCACTCAAACTCGCAGTTGTAAATGATAATGATGAATTTACACCGTATTTAGCAAAAACCAAACCAAATGTATTTGGAGCAGTAAATGATGCGGTTAAGTAATTATTGTTTGAACTATCAAATGTTAGTTTGAACTTACTTGAACCACCACCTCCGACAGTAACACTACCACTTATACGTGATTTATCAAAATCAAATGCGGCCAAAGAATGATCTACTGAAGATCCCGCTTTTGCAACTTTACCACCTCTAGCTACTACTGAACTGCTAAACAATTCATAATGTCTTGTAGAAACCACTTTAAATACTTTACCCAAACTGGATGAAGTTGATAAAGAAGCTGAAAGTGAATTAATTCCAACAACACTTCCAACTGTAGCTAAGAAAGAAGCAATTTCAGCGGTTGTTGCTCTCGTAAATTCAGCTGATCCAGTGATTAAAGCTCCGGATGAACCCTTGATTGCAGCTGCGCCGCTAATATTAAGTTGTGTACTAGTTTGTTGATATATTACATTTGATGTATAATCTGTAGTATCAATATACATAAATGAAGATGTGGTGATAGCACCTTTATCAGCGTCTCTGACCCAGATACCTGGCTGAGCATATACAATCAATGGATTCTTTTGCCAGTAACCAGTTAGACCACCTACACGAACAACGGTAACGATACCTTGTTGTAGTAGATATTCTTTGGCTGTGTATGGTCCATAATACACACCATCAGCGACACCGAATCTTGTTTCCAAGTCAGCTACGTCGGTTATTGTATTTGGAAAAAACGCTGGTCCATCAGCGAATGGAGCTATAATTGCTCCTCCAATGTTTGCTACTCCTTGAGCCAGACCGGAGAGGTCATTTTCACGTGTGAATACACCTGGGCTTACTATATTTTGTGTTGGGGCGAATCTACCGCCTTCTTGTATTGCCATAATATTAATATCCTTTCAAAGTTATATTTAAATTATAAATATAACTGAAAAAATCCAAGAACCAACTATTTATTATATCTTTAAATATTTTGTTCTATTAATAATTGATCAATAACATCAATAACCATTTTTGGAGTTATTTGTTTGGTACATTCAAATTCTTCTCTTTTATCTGATTTTGGACACCACTTCCAATCTCCTTTGTCAAATAACGAATCATTCCAACATCCTGTGCATACTGAATGATTTTGTACTCTATACGGGGTCTCAAATTCGGTGTATGGATAAGAAAACCCACTGATTAATACCACTGGCTTTTTAACTGCCCAAGCTAACCAAGATAAACCAGATGGCAATCCAATAAAAAATTCACTGTGGTATATTTGATTCATACGATCTTCAAGAGGTTTATCTCCTGTATAATCCAAAGCATTTGATGGCATATTGTTGACACAATCTTTTCCATTACCAAATACTTTATGTTTATCGATACAAATTACTTCAAAGTCTTTTGACTTTAGATATTCCACTACTTTTTCCCACCCACCTTTATTGTTCCAATACTTGGCTTGACACGTACTTTGTGTTGCAATAGTAACATATCTTTTCTTTAGTGGACGTTCTTTTACTTTAAAGTCAATTAGAGGTAACTCTGGTTCGTATGGTAACCCCAAATAATCGCTTGCTATTTTTTGCAATGGTTGTTTTCTAGGATCAGATTTACATCTATCATTATTTGTCCCATTTTCATCGACATAAAATCCCAACTTGTAAGTGGCAAAAGCATCTGATACATATTTGTTATGGTTAACAAACTTAATTTCAGGATATTTGCTTTCAAAAATGTTTTTTAAAGGCAACTTTACATAAAGATCACATTCGTGTTTCTTTCTGAATTGTTCAATGATAGGCATCCAAGCCAATTGATCTCCCAAAGAAAAACTTTCATATTCAACTAATACCTTCTTATTCTTCAAATTGAATTTATAAGTTTCTACCAATTCATTTGTCTTATTATCCTTGATATGAACTTCGTAAGGAATGTAATATGTAAAATTACAACTTCCCCACCAATTGTGTTTTAAATCTGTTTCGTATTTAATAGTATTATCGTCACTATTATAAAATGTAACGTGAAAACTTTGTTCTGTATCAATTGGATTATCAACTTCTATTTTTGCATTATCGTTAAAAGAATACTTAAATACAGCATTTGTTTTAATACTCTTGTTATTCTTTTTTATATTTTCATAAACATTAATATGTCGGATAGCAAATAATCTTTCGGTATACTGATCGTATAAATCGATTAGTTGATCTACACGATTAAAATAAGAATTTGCATTAGCAGTTTGAAGTGCTTTATTTTTATATGTGTCGTAGTCACTGACTATATTTTGTATAGCGGATTTTATTTGTTCTACATTACGTTCGACAACAATCATACCATCATATGATTTTTCTTCAAATGTGCCTACTATAGGTAAACCACAACTCATTGCTTCTAACAAAGTTAAATTTGGATGTCCAGCTTCCAATTCAGATGGATGTAAAAATATAGAGTGGTCATTGTATAAATTGATTAATTGTTCTTCATTTAAATCAAATAATTTAGTAAGTTTATCATACTGATTTAATTCAGCATCCAACGTATCAAAGAATTTTTTATTATTCGACGGACCAGCAATTGTGATTGGATATCCTAATTCTTTAGCAGCTTTGATTGCATATGTAAATCCTTTTCTATCATAGGACTTGTCATTGGCATATCCATTATTTGCAACACATAACAATTTATTTACTGGATTTTTATTATTTCTACATTTGAATACAGTTGTATTAACCGCATGCGAAAAATAACGCAGTTTCTTACTACCAAAATAATCAACTAAATATTTAGCCGGACAAGTTGATATTACACTGTTCTCAATTGCTTCTAGATTCTCTTTATAAACAACAGAGTTTTTACCATACAAGTAAGCGTGATGATCGTGTAAACTGAATATATATGGTATACCACGTTTATGACACTCGTTGGCAAGATTTGCTACGTGAACGTGTACAATTACGTCATCTGCATATTGAATTTCATTAAGATATTTTATCTGACATTCCAATCCCTTATTATTTAATAATTGATAATAATCCCAAATAATTTTTTCAATTGCTCCCCATCCATTAGGTGGAATAGGCAATAACCCCAGATTAACTTGTATAATTTTCATTGTGTAACTTCAATAGAACCGTTAATATCTATGTCTTCTAACCGTCTAAACGACTTTTTATAACTCTTCAATAAAATTTTATTTTGATCGTACAAACTGTTTTCAATTTCATAAAAGTTATCATTTTCAAAATCATTTGCCAAATAAAAGCAAACTTTGTCCACTACATCGTAAGAGTATTTGTTAATAATCTCTCCGTTCTTTTTAATTATGATTTCATTTATTCTACCATCTATCTTATTATTGATATAAGTTAAAACGCCAAACTTATTTACATTTTTCATTCTCAATACAGATAGATATTCCACCATTGAAAATAAATTATTCTTACTATTACTCAAATATGTTTCTTCATTATTTGCATAATCTATATGCAAAATATTTTTATGAGAGATTAGTCTATTATAATAAAATTGTTCTAACCCGTTTGAAATATTCTTTGTGGTAACAAAATTCATATACGTTTCGGGTGTATAATATTCAAAATTTTCCAAAAAGAATTGAGTATTAATTCCGTGAAATACTGTTTTAAATGTATCTCCCTCAAGCGCCTTATCATAAAAGAAAAATGCTTTCTTATTTGAGAGTATTTCATCAACGCCATATAACTTTGAAAAATCCGAATCTGAAATAATCATATCATAATTGAAACAAATTGCATTTTTATATCCAATTTTATTTGCTAAAGATATACCATTATAATAATTTATTAATACAGCAAGTCCGTGATAATTGTCACAATCAGATGGTGGGAAATACAAATTAATCTTGGTATTATTTGAATCATACGTCCATCTATTATAAAAGTTGTGTTTTAAAATAGGATTATTTGAGTCATAAACATAGTGGTCAGCTGCTTGTTGTAAGATTACACTAGCTGGATAGTGTGATGTCAATAAAACTTTATAACCAGCTTTTTTAGCTTGGTTAATTGATTCTAATGTTGTATCTTCTATAGCTTTAAAATTTGGATGTGTTGATATAACAACCACTGTATCTTTACTTGCGGTTTTATTTGAAACCAAATTGACAACCTCCAAATCAGAGATCATTCCTAATTGATTTTTTATAAGTTTTACATTACGATTAAAATTGGTTTCGTCCAAATATTTAATAGTCTCAAATACCTTATATCGGTTAAGATAAACAGGCAAGTTATATAATAAAGATGGTATATTATAAGATATAGCTTCTTTAATTACGATTGGAGCTGTTTCTTTATCGGTAGCGTGTCCTCTACTGGTGAACAGAAACAGATCCATACAACTATAAAAGTTTTCTACATCTTTTCTTTCACCCCAAACTTTTACATTCTTTGGCAAATTTTCTAATAATGGTTGCCAATAGGTTTTAAAGTTATCAGCCATATTACCCAAACAATGAAATTGAACATTTTCTTTTTCCATTGACCGAGCATATTCTATAAATTCTTTTTGATTTTTACGCGGAGTAAATAATCCAACATGCAATACGTGTTTTTTGTTTTCATCCAATCCTAAAAACCTCAGTCCTTCAGTTCTATTTTTTCTACATTTAACCGCAATTGGATACTCAATAACATCCGTACTTACATTAAGAGATTCTAGATTTTGTTTTTGATAATTACTGACAAAGGTAAATTGGTCTGGAAAAACTCTTTTTCTTTTAGGATCAAAACTACTATCGTGGGATGTCTCCACAATTAGATATTCTCTGTCTTTATTATAGAGTTTGGTTGCTAAATTAACATCCATAAAATATTCAGGCATTTCTTCAAGATGAATAATGTCAGGCTTTATGTCATCGATTAGTTTAAATAACTCAAACTTATTTGATGATAATGTATAAAATCTTTTACCACAGATTTTTTGAAGTTGTTTTCTTTGTACAACTAAAACTCCTCCTGTGATATCATCATACTCTACACAATATACTTCATAATCACTAATAAGTGATTGTATCTTCTTTAATAGAAACTGAGGTAATCCACCTGTGGAAAGATGGGGAGCTATAAACAATATTTTTTTCATAATTTACTTATTGAGATAGATGGTATTCATATGGGATAGATTATGATCTAAAGCATTTTCTTTGTGACTCAACGTGTATCCTAAATTTTTAAATCTATCAATTATTTTCGAAACATTTGAACCGTTATTATGGTGAAATTCAAAAAATATACTACGAACGTTTTTAAAGAAATCATCACTGGTATTTTCAAAAAAGTCATATTCGGCACCCTCAATATCAATTTTAAGATAGGTTGGCAATTCCAAATTATTGGAAGCTACAAACTTTTCCAAATTAATAGTATCAACTTCAAACTTACCATTGTCACTAATACTAGATGCAACTGTGGATTCTTTAATGCCAAATTTTACTTTCGAAAATGTCCCTGCAATTGCATTATTAAACGACGTTGCATTTTTTCCATACTTATCCAAGTTATAACTTAAGTGGTCGAATATTTCTGGATGGGGTTCAAATGCATATATTTTTTTAACATTATAGTTTGAACATGCAATTGAGAATGCTCCTATATTAGCTCCCATATCATAAACAACATCTCCGTCTTTTATGTTAAAATTATCTAGGAAATAATCATCATAAAAAAATGTATGAAACGATGGGTAAGTAATATCGCCATCTTTAGATTTCAAATCCAAACATCTAAACCTTTTAATACCGTGATAATTTTTACTAAACAAAAGATCATTTGTATTTACATCGTGTATTTCTATAGAAAATCCAGGATGAACTTTGTTTAGAATATGATGTATAGGACTATTATATGTCCATAGATCATATCCAACTGTACAGTGGTGATACATTACATTTGAAATCAGATTAGAGTCCAAACTTCTTAGTGTTATTAAGAATTCACAATTAATAGAGCCGTCGTTTATAGTTTGAAATACTCCATCATCTGAAATATTGATAGTTAATTTGCCAAATTTTTCTAAATAAATGGTATCGGTAAAAGGCATATTAAATATATACTACCTTACTAAATCCATTTTCTTTTTTTATTTCGATTTGTTCATCTACCATATCTCGCATTTGATCCAAATGACTAATTACCCAAATAAAATCAAATTGATGTTTCAAATAACTAAACAATGCTCCCATTTGACCCAAATGATCACTATCAGCACAACCAAATCCTTCATCAATACAAATGATATTTGGTCTTGGTAAATTGCTAATATTGATTAATGCTACTCTGATGGCCAAACCACTGACGAACTTCTCCATACCACTAGCCATTTCTAATGGCCAACGTTTATCATCATAAACAATGTTAGTCATAATGTTCTTGCCGTCTGTCTGAAGAGTGATGGTAAATTCAACAAGTTGTTGTAGAATATTATTTACCTCTTTTTCAATTTCAGGCAATGTTTTGGTGATGATTTCATATGGAATACCGTCTCGACTAATAATATTAGTATACAACTTATAAGCCTCGTATGAAGCTTCAAGTTCTTTAACTTTATTTAGTTGTTCCGTAGTATTTTTATATTGCAATTCCAACTTACCCTTTTCAGTGGAAGAGTTAAATAATTTATTATTGACTAATTTAATTTCCGATTCAATATTTTTAACAATAGTTTTCACTTCATTAACACTAACGAGTAGTTTGGAATTATTTTCAATAATATCCTTGTTCTTATAAAAAGTTTCAATGTTTTGAATTACCCCATTCAAATCATTTTGCAATCGGATCTTGAAATTTTCATCACGTAATATTGCCGTAGATAAAACTTCCTTGGTCTTTTCTAATTTAACTTTTTCGGCATCTACACGTTGACATTCCTTATAACGAGATTCAATATCTCCAAATGAATCCAACTTAGATTTGATGACATTAAATTCTTCTACTAAGATTTTGCCCTTGTTTTTATCAAGTTCAAGTTCTTCCTTAGTTTTAATAGCATCTTTTACGAATACGTTATTTACGCAGTACGTGCAATTAGGATCATACTTGTGTTCCTCTAACTTTTTCAACTTATCAATTTTATTCTTAACTACTACCTTAAGTTTTTCTATTTCAGAAGACTTTTTAGATTCGTTATCTTTACAGATTTTATATTGATCATAATCACTTTCTATATTTTCACAACTCTTCAAAGAAGAAGATAAATCTGAAAGTTGAGTTTCAATTGATGAAAACTTAGTTTTCTTCTGGTTTATATCAGTTTCAAATGTATTGATCTTAGATTCCAACTGTGTCTTTTCAGATTCTAACTTGGTTATATCAAAATCAAAATTAGCTGTTTTAATGATATTATTAGACAACTCTAGAAGCTTATTATTCTGATCTTCTTTCTTGACCTCTAAATCTTTAATATCACAATTATACTGTGATATATTTTTATTATTTAGATCAATGCTACCAGAAACATTTTGTAAATCTTCAATTAAACTATCTTTGCTTATATTCTTAAGTAGTGTATTTGTTTCCTTAAACTTATCATTTGCAATAGTGTATAATTGATCAAATACAGTTAGACCCATAAATTGACACAATAAGTCTTTACGTTCAGTCTGACCCAAATCAATAAATGATCCAGTTTTACTATTTTGAATACTTAATACTGTAAGAATAAAGTCTTCATATGTACCAACATAATCTCTGATAATATCGTTGGTACTACGACGAGCTTCACCATTCAATGGTACTTCATTGCCATTTTCAATTTTATAAAACTTGACATCTACTTTGACATTTCCTTTCTTGTCTGCTTTACCTTCACGCTCAATAAAATAATCAACTCCATTTACCTCAAAATTAAACTTACAACGAAAGCTCATTTTTTGAGTATTAAGCACGTGTGATGCTTTGTAACCCTTACTGAACTTATCAAAAACACAGAATGCAAGCGCATCCATAATGCTTGATTTACCACTAGCATTTGGTGCAAAAAGTCCGATAGTGCCGTTTAGTTTAGCAAAATCTATTATATTGCCTTCGCCATAACTAAACATATTGTCGAATTCAAATTTCTTTGGTTTCCAACGAATATTCTTTGGAGCTTTATCTTTTGGTATTTCTTTATTAATGGTCTTATTTAGATCCTTGACCATTTCTATTAGATTCTTATCTACATTTTTTGATAACAATGTGTCTTCTACCAATTTGTTTTGGTAGTCAACATCAAAAATGTTATGTACATCAAACACTTTTCCAGAGTTCAAAATTGTATCTTTTGATACATCGTCGGCACGAACATAGGTGGTTTCGATTAACGTAGATTTGGTTTTGATGTCATTTAAAATCTCCTTTACTTGTGAAGGAATGGACTCACGACAGATAACACGTAGTGTGGATTTCTTTGGGATGTTAGAAATATCCGTAATCAACTGACCCTTGTCAACTTCCACCGTATAATACCCATATTCATTTACTAGTTCGTAGTGTTTGAATAATTTACGTTTCAAGTCCCACATAATGAAACCGTGGCCTTTAAGCTCTTCACCGTGGTTTTGTTGAATCATCGATCCCGCATATACAACAACTGGCAAAGATTCATTGTCATCATATTCTTGTAGAATTTGATGTTTGTGAATATCACCAAGCATAGCAATGTGATGTCCATCAAAAGTTTCATTGGTTACAGATCGGCTACTAACAGTATACCCAACATCAGTAACAGCATTATATACTGGTCCGTGAAACAAAGCAATGTGATGGTCTGTTTCATCACGATATTTCGATGGGATATTTTCGTACTTAATGTATTTTTCAGGGACATCCCAATCAAAAACACTAAAGTTATTAAACAAAATATTTTCATATCTATAAACATCTGTATTTCTGAGATAAAATAGATTAGGGTGATTCAAAGCATCCACAATTGGTGTAATACAATCTAATCTAGATTTATTAGCCAATGTAGCATCGTGATTGCCAGCCGTTAAAATAACAGGAACTCTATCTGCGCAATTTTTTAGAAAATCACTTCCAATTTTAACACATTCAGGACTTAAATCGGATTTATTATGAAACAAATCACCGGCTATAACCAAGATAGCATCCAGTGTTTTTGCTTTATCAAGGGCTTTATAAAGCTTTTCAAAAACCAAAGTATATTCGTCATGACGTTTTGTTAAACGAATATGAATATCCGCAATATGCACCACCGAATTAATTTTTTTATCTGTATTTTTTAATACAATCATAATTTAACTGTTAATTTTAACTTATACAACAAGCTTTCATCCATTCTAACACAACTATCTATGGTTTGCCAAGTTTTTTTATGACCCAATTCATTTGGATCTTTGCCGTCAAGTCTTACCAAATATGTAGTTATATCATTTGCAATTAAAAATTCACAAATTTTCAAACTTGATGCCAATGCATCGTTGTCCAACAAAACATTTACTCTGGGTGGTTTGTTTTCTACCAATTTTAGTTTGAGTGATTTAGATAAAGTTTTGCCAAACAAAGGAATAACATTATACTTTACAGACATAGCATCAAACACACCTTCTACCAAAGTTACTGGTTGATTAAAATCTGTATATAGTTCAAATCCTATAATATCTTTGCTACCATCACACAATCTATATTTAAGATATCCGTCGTAAAACGATCTACCACAGTAAAAGTTGAGCTTTCCTTGACAATCATATGACGGCACAATGATTCTATTGATAAAATTTCCACTGGTACAATACCCAATGTTATATCTAACTATATCTAAAGTAGATATATTACGGTTTAAACAGTAACTCAATGCGTGTTTATACTCAATATCATTATTTGGTTTACACAAAGGTTTAAACTCTTCAGGCAAACTTAATATCTTTTTTTCTTCTTTTACTACAACATTGGTTCGTTTGGGTCCATCTTTACACAGAATGTCATAATATTCTTTAGGAGCCTTTATCTTTTTTAATAGACTATGAAAACTTTTGCCACTAAACCCACATACCCAACATTGGTAAAATCCAGTTTTTGTATTGATGTTTAACTTACGTTTGTGATGACTGCAACTGGGACAAAAAACAAGAATTTCTTCACCGCCTTTTTGGATGTGAATTTTTTGCTTAAATAATCTTGATAATGTGTCAACTACAGTCATTTAGATTAGTATAACACCTAAATTTGAAATCACAACTTTTTATATAATGAGCAGACTATACCATCGTACATATCACCGTTTCTTTCGTCCCAATTACCTTTTTTATTAAGAACCGCAAACTTAACTACATCTGGACAAAGTGATTCTAATTCTGATTTTACAAAATCTTTTGATTTTACACCTTTAATTCTACATTTGCCAAACAACTGTTTGCGCATAGTGTTAACTGATAATAACTCTACCTTGACCTTGAAGTGTTCTTCAATAATATATGCAAAGACAGCATTATGTCTGGCTAATGTAATGATGACTTGTTGACTGGTAAATCCACCCGCAAATCCGCTTAAAGCGGCTTCTAAGTTAATAGTAGCGACATCTTTGATTAAAGGATTTTTTTCCAATTCTGATATAACAAAAAAGGTTTTTTCTTTAGTAGTTTCGAGTTTTTTTGTGTCAATATAACCAGCGTCCAAGACTTTTCCGTCTCTACTAAACGCCCAACCTGTAACTGATGTGGATGAATCTAAACCTAATATAACCATTTAAAATACATATCAACGAAAATATCGTTTCGTATTAAATCCTGGCAAAGTGTCGGAGTAATTCAACGCTTCTGTATTAAAATTTGCTTCTTGATTGTCGATTGATGTAAGAAATCCTGGATTAACTGTATATTTGCGAGATTTTTGTGAATAACCCATTTCTCCTTGTAGTCCATCTAACATAGTACCTCCAGGTATAAATCTTGTAGCTTTATATGCATTAAACGCACCGCCAGCTTTTTGTTTGGCTAGAAATCTAGCTTCTAAGCTTGTCTTTAATGATTCACGGTCTATTACTTTTGCGTCTGGTGATGTTGCCATATGTTTGTTCTATTTTATAATAAATATAATTAAGTGTCCCATTTAACAGAAATATTTATTGGAATTTCCCCAGTATTTTTAATTGGTTGTGCCAATTTAGCAACCGCAACCAAATCACATCCACTATACAATCCCACAGTTGTTATGTACGGTGCCAAATAAGATCCAGTTGGATCTATAGAAGAACTATATTGATACTTGAAAAAGTCTTGTTTTACGTAATTTTTAATTGACTTGCCTGTTTGATTATCTAAAAATCTAATAATGTCGTCGTAATTATTACGATTGCTTAGTGTATTCAAAAAAGACTTGTAGTTTGTGAAATTCAACTTATTGATGAAATATTTCCACATCATTTTACCATCGTAAATGTCTACTTTTCCATCGTTATCAACGTCTAGATTTTTCTCAGCCAATATGTTTTTCAATTCAGGAGTTAACAAATTGGTATTATAGTTTAAATATGATGATGTATAAAATCCAAAAATATTTTGTTCAACGTCATTTGAAATCATATTTAAATACCATTTTTCAGAACCTGGTGACACATTTTTGTAGTTTATATATCTTAAAATTATATCCAAATTTTCAAAGTTAAAATTGCTCTTATTAATTACACAATAATTTATAAGCGATGAAGTTGTAGCAGTTGGATTCGTTGATATATTAAACTCTCCTGGCAATATAGTACACACATATTGTTTTTCGTAAGTGGTTATGAGTGTCTTATAATCCATATACAACGATGAATAATCTGGATCTATAGGATCTCTTGTCAACAAATTCAAAACGCTACCTGTATTGTTAATTACCAAACTATTATTGTTATAAAATATATTGCCTACAGGATAATTTGTTTTCAAATCTAAGCTGTCATAAATATAAGCTTTACCAACGATGTCTGAATATGAATCAGATTCCATTTGTAGTGCAATTTTTGTAACGACACTGCCACTTCCATATACTGTATCCTCTATTTGAAAATATACAACATCGGATGTTTCAGTGCAATTTTCTGGGCTGAATGAAGATGTATTTACATAACTAGGATCATCATAACTTCCAGACTCAGTTATTAAAGGAACACTTAAATACAAATCTTCATTTAGTGGAATAGGAGACCCCACCACTAAATTAGGATCTGATAAAGCAACGGAGTATCCAAAAGCACTAAATGGTTTATTGTACTCTTTTCTTTTAGCAATTGGATCTGTAGTAATTTGAGTTACGATTGAATTACTTACATTATAATACAAACATTGTCCACAATAACTTGATTCACCGTAATCATTTACATCATAAAACTTATCATAGTATTTGATTGAGCTAGATATATAAAGAGAACTGAATGGAAAATATGGTTTGGGAGATCCAATCAATACTTTATTATTGTGTGTAGAAACTGAATAACCCATCATATTATCTTTGAAGGTTATTTCATCACCATAAATCTTTTTAATAAACAAATATTGATTTGATCCTGTTGGACACAAACCATTTTCGTAAATATAAGTTGCACCTCTTTGTCTTAAAACATTAGATCCTGAATATTCGTAGTATAAAAGATCATTTGGTGATCCTATTGCTAATACGTTTTTATGTAAAGATACAGAATATCCGAATCTGTTATTTTTCTGTGCAGCAGATAAACTTCCTGAAGGATATAAATCAAATTCAAATCCTTCCAACTTTAAGTATTCAGATCCTGTTATGTTTTGAAACCTTTGTGAAATTCTCCATCCACCTGATCCAGATGTGAATAAAAACACTTTACTAGCTGACACTTGATTACATCCGACCACCAATTTATCTTCAGCATATTTGTCTATACAAACACTAAATCCAAATGAAGATTGATATGGATCAGATACAACACTGCTGCTTAGTTTTTGTACCAAATTATAACTGTTGTTTACATTCTTAAAAACATAAACACATCCTCGGCCGTTATTATAACCTGGAGCACCAACCGCTAAATAATTATTTGATATACTGACTGATTTACCAAACTGTATATTGCTTGACGATGTTAAATAAGCGATAGGCGTTGAACTTATTTCGTATGTACTTGTAGATTCTTTTGTATATTCTGTGGATTTTGACTGGATGCTTCCACTTTCATATACATAGTTGGGATCTATTTCGTATATGTTTACTTGGTTTTGAGTAAAAAAGTTTCTGTTGTCTATACTCTGTGTAAAAGAAACATCGCTTGCTGCTAGAAAATAATCACATACATCAAGTGCTTCGCCGTATTTGCTTTGATAAACAAACTTTGTGGAGTTTTCAATTGTTAAATAACTACAAGATGCATCTGTATTTGGCAAACTACCACTATTAGCAATTAAAGAACTTGTATTAACTGTACTGCTACTTTGTTCGGTGTAATATGGTGTTAGTAAATTTTCATTTTCATTAAACAAAGTTTTTATTACTTCATAATTTGATTGAAACTGATTTTTACGAATCAAAAATATTTGTCCTCTACGAGAAAATCCTTCCGCATATTGCCAATTTTTAGTTGGTGGATTTCCTATTGCTATTATGTTACCATTCGTAGCAACAGAGGTACCATATCTTTCGTTATATATGTTAATTAAACTCATACTATGTATTCAATAAATAATAACCCAAACCATAAGTACCACGGTTTTCTACAGTATCTTTACTCCCAGTCGTAAATTCATAACTATTAATGTAATAAGTACCGCCTAGTATTAAGTTGTGATTTCCGTCATCTTCTATATTTGAAACTATATCGCCGGATTGATTGTATATTACCACAGAATTTCTTTTTATGCCATCGCCTGTCTGAGAAACAGACAATTTATATAAAGAAAAATCATTTGTCAAATCTAGTTTAGTTCTTTGATTGTCGTAATCATCAAATCCAAAGATATTATAACTGTTATTATAGTCGTTATAATACATCTTATCTACGGTATTATAAACCTGACCTTTATACGTACCATTAACATTTACAGGATTGACAACAGGATTCCATTTAGCACTTGAAGATGGATAGAAAACAGAACTGGAATTTACATATTTACCCACTGAAAAATCTATCTGGGAAGCTTCTTCAAATTGAGTCATCGCTAAATATATATCATCAAAATAAACACCTTCACAACTTCCAGATTTATTATTGTCACAAGAAAAATAGGATAGTTGTATTGGAAATACACTATCATCTGTGTCGTCTGTACCAGATAAAAGATTATTTAAAACGTTATTAAACGTCTTTTCTTTAGAAACAGTAAATCTAGTAACTAATACGTCTTGAGTTTTAAAAAATTTGATCATTCTATTATAAATAGAATAAAAACAAACTATTATAGATTAGAAATCTATTCTCACCTTAATTAGTAACTCATTATCAAATGATTTCATCGTTGGTTGACTAATTTTACCAATTGCTAACAGTTCATTATTATCATTATACAAACCAACTGAAGTAATATAGGTTCGTGGATTATTAATTAAATCTTGATAGATAATAGTTCCTTTAGTCAAGCCATCTTTACCATCTGAAACAAAAGTTGGATTGTTACTATAGTTAAACTCTTTGTTCTTCACACGAACGAAATAATTTGTAGATGGCACAAATTCAGACTTTCTCACGCCCATCGTTAAATTAGATCTTCTGATTGCGTTATAAAAATCTCTGGTCCATACTTTCCAATATCCACTTCGATTTGTAGAAGTTACACTATTGGAATAGTTAGCGCGATTCAAAATCTGTTGTCCTGCGGTAATACCCACGTATTTATCTAGATTTATAGCATTAAACACTATAACTCCATTTGATGGATAAACCAATCCTATTCCGGCATATACTGGAGATCCATTCTTTAAATAAGGAGTAGCAATACCATTTACAATTGATCCAGAGATCAAATTGTATGAGTTCTGTTGTTTATTCACTACTTGAGAATCATCAATAAAGGTAAATTTCTTAGGTGCGATTGAGCCACTAAATGTAATTTGTATTTGGCCTGGGTCAATTTGATCCTTGAATTTATCAGCGGCATAGCTAATTACATAAATTGCTTGGCTTTCAACAGTTTTATCGACGCTTCCAGATGCGAAGGTAAACAAATTGTCGCCTGGTTGTAAAAGTGTGTTTTTGTATTGAGAGTAAATGACCTTAGTTTCATTGGTCAATACAGGAGTTGAGTAAGTCGTAACGTCAAAACGAGAACTTCCACTATTAGCATAGTCACCATATGCAACATCAAAGTATAAGTCTCCGCCAGAATAAATATCTAAATAATACTGACCGTTTCTTACATCGTATGGACTGGAGCCAGTGAGTTGATTAGCTTGACCAGTAACACCTGATTGTGTCACAAACGTAGATTGACTAACAAATAAACTACCAGTTCCGAATAAACCAGAAGATACTTGATTAATTCTACCTACTACGATGTCATCGTTATTAAATTTACTAAATATCATAATTATGTTGTTGTTGGAACTTTAACTGTCACTGTAATTGATGTATTACCGCCACTTTCATTTCCAATAATTGTAATATTAGTGGTTGTTAGTTTAGACAAACCAGCGTTTGGTACAAATCTGAATTTATTACCAACAACTACTTGTGATGTTTGTGAAGTTAGATCTCCTGAGAAAGTAGGAATTGTGGCACTTGTTGAATTTAAACTATTTGTTTCGGTCACAATCAAAGTTCCAACGTTCTTATTGGCCAAAATGGCTGTATATCCAAGTGTAACATTATAAGTTGGATTTGTACTTGGACTAATTAAACTTTCCCCAGTATAGTCTCTTGGAACAGTGATTTCTGAGATATTCAAGATAATAGTAGGTACAGATGTTACACCATCGTTTAGAGTTACCAACTTATACTTCATTGACTGTGATTCATCAGTAATAGGTTCTTGAATTGGAGTGTTACGAATTGCAATGTCGTAATATGCACTGCCTAGTGGATGATTTGGATTGAATTGAGTATAGTCAATTTCATCATCCGCCAAAGCAAAGGCTGTGATATTCAAACCGCCTGTTTTTGCGAGTATTTCTCTTCCCTTTTTAGTCAATACAGCATTCACTGTAAGAATGTTGTTATTTAAATATGCCATATATAATAATTATTGATAAGTTTTAAATTTTACTCAAAAATATGAATTATAAATTCATTATGTATCTTTCCAAACTTGCGCTGGTCTGTAAAGAAGCTGTTAGTGGTAGTTGTGTAAACAATGAATCTGGACTTCCTATAGAACCAGTTGTATCACCATAAGCAGGTGCATTGTTGGTTTCTATATTCAAACTTAAAAATCCAGGTACTGTTATAACTGGTTCACTTCCGTTTGTAATACCGCTTCTGTCTACGGTAGTATTTTTATCATTTTTACCCTTTGTATAAGTATAATATGTGATATTACCGCCATTATTTAATTTTAGTCCGTTTACCAGTTGTGTTTTAGAACCGCTCAAGGCTTGATACTGTGTTCTACTACCGACAAATGAGAACTTACTCAAGTGTCTATTGGAATATCCACTATTAAAAGCAGCGCCTTTATAGTAATTTTTTAAGTATTTACTTCCCGTGACAGACCCAGATCCAATAACTTGAACTTCATTGAACGAAGAGGTAAATGTTACCACAAATCCAGTGTTATTAACAGATTGATAATAATCTTTTTTGCCTACATTAACTGTATCACGTACATTATATCCATTTGAATCAACATATACGTACTTTCCATATTTTGCGTAAATAAAATCACGACTATCTATTACGTCTTTTATTTCAAGACGGGAATAATTATAAGTATTTTGATCTTGGGTAATATCGTTAACACGTGAACTGGTTATTATAGTAAAGCTAGATGTATTGTTTGTGTTTAACAAGGAAGATGTAAATGATGCTTTATTGTTAAAGTATAAATCAAATTCGTTGTTTGTTACAAATTCTACATCTCTGTAGTTAAATTTTTTACGTTCAAATAAACTTGGTTCCAATAGAACACCTGTTAATAAATTAGATCTTGCTGGTTTTAACTTACTTACGACATCAAATATTGAAAAGTCGATATAAAATTTGTATGTACTGTAAAATTCTTGAGGGTATATGTATTTCTCATTTATTTTACCAAACTCACGTTGTAATGTGTCCAACCCAACATAATTTTGTTTAGTTAAGTTTTCTGGCTCACCAATGATATCAGCTATACCATCCAACCCTATAAAATTCTCTATTTTTTGATTTAAATAATTATATGGACTTATGAAAAATCCAGAGAGTATTGAATCATCACCCAAACTATCTTGAATTCTGGTGGAATAATCATAAGGGGTAAGATTAGATAAAGCGGTCTCTGTTATTTTATTTATCTTACTATTGATCTTATAGTTAGGACCAAAGTTGTTAGTATTAACGGTTTGTTTTACATTAATCTTATCAAACTGATATGGAAATTCGTCTATCAATACATTTGAACAAGTTGGGTAACTAAAATACTTTTCTTTTTGTCCAAAATTATATGCATTGAATTGGGTTTGATAATAAATGTTTTGATTATCTACTGTTTTACTAATAGAACTAGGTGAATATAAATTCACAGGAGTATCAAAACTCCACAAATAAAACAAATTGGAATAAACATTTTCTTTATCTGGAATTGATATTGAATCCAAGTTATATGAATGTTCATCAAAATATTGATTATCAAGTGGATCTCTTAAAACTTTTATTTTATCTAGATTTCCTATAAATGATACAGATGATGAATAATTGCCAATATAATAACTTCCCGAAGAAAAGTTTTTATTTACAGTATGACTTATAACTTTACGTTTTGTTGCTGAAAAGTTTTTGGTACTTCCATCATATTGATTTGTAGACAAACTATAAATATATGGAATCAATTCTTTGGTCGAGTTAACGTAGTATGATGAAGTTAGTGTTGTTTTCTGTGAAGCTAATGTTACAAAATCTCCGTCATCTTCTATTACAAAGTCACCATCATCTTCTATAATAAACGGTGTAACTTGATTTGTAATCTTGCTTGAACTTACATTTAATTTGTCAAAATCTCCTGGCACAGGCTCACGCTTTAACATCACTGTAAAAATTTCCCCGTTTAATAGAGGTAACTCATTTAATGTTAAACTTGAAGTTGTATTTCCCAATTCGTATGGGTGAATTTCAAATACCAACTGACCTGAATTAACTTGCTTTGATTTTTTAATGTATAAATCCCAATCAGATTTTTTATTTCTGTATTTGGACATCAATTTGATCTTATCTCCAAAGTCATAGTTTGTAGATTTGAATCTAAAAGAAAATTCAATTGTAGATATACCATTAAATCGGGAAGTATATTCAGTGCTACTAGTAAAAGTATTGATATTAGATCCCGAAGCATAATAACTACTGGTTGTGTAAACAAAGTCACTGCTTGTATGTTCAAAATTCAAGAAATTGTTTTCCTTGAAATCAGTCATATAGATTATGTCATCGTAAACAAAGTAATTATCACGGTTTGAAAAAGCATCCGCACTTCCATATTCTCTGGTAGTTATTATTCCAGCTGGAATTCCAAACATAGTTCGGATCATTTCAAATGAATTTACAGTTCCTTTGGATTTATAAACAGAAGAAATGTTATTGGCAAATCTGTTTAATATAGATTTCGCATAATCAAAATAAGAAGAAGAACTATACCCAGCAATATCTTGATTATTAAAATATAATTGATTCAAATCACTTTGAGTAAACTTATCAATATCAATATTCCAACTAAAACTATTGAGTAGTTCGTCTATGTAATTTTTTGGGTAATAATTTGAATCGTTATTTGAAATTGGATATGACTTAGGAAACTTCTTTATAAACACCAAGATGTTATCAAAAAAATGTCCCACCATTGCTGTAAATTTAATATAATCAGCGGAATCGGAATCTTCCTTTACATATGCCGGAAGTTGATACACCAAGCTATTATAGTTGTCTGAATCATATACAATAGCTTCTTCAATTTTATCATCTATACTAGATGAGTTAAAAAACAAATAAGACTCATATTCATCAAATGTATCCAACAAAGCAATTTGTTGAGCAGTTTTTTGGCTAACTAGCTCTCCATATGAAGAAGAAATTATACCACTTGTATTTAAAGATGATGTAATCGTAGACTTTTTAACATAGTCAAGTTGATTATAATCTTTAATCTTATTCTTAGCTATTTTAGTGCGTAGTTCGGCAGAAGAATAATTGATGAAATTATTAAAATCTGTATAATCGATGTATAAATCATTATACTTTTCTTTCAATCTTATTTTGGATTTATCTAGTGTGAAAGAATCGTTGCCATCATATTTTTCTGTAGAAGGACTGACTTTAGATATTTGTACATCAAAGTTTATGTCATTTAAAAATACCTTTCTTGATATCTTTGAAGAAAACAAGTTAACTTTAAAATAAAGAGGAGCAATTGAAATATTTGATATCCAACAAGTGGTTTTTACATTATATTGTAAAGGTAAAGGCGCATCTAGTTTTACTTGTACATTGACCGCACCATCAGTTGGATTTAAATAATTTGTATGAGTTAAAATCTTGATCAAATTGCCATTATCAAAATTTAAAGCATTTTTATAAAGACCGTAGTATTTGATTCGGTAATTTTCTAACAATTTAGTTACATTGGGCAATATCCAATCTGTATAAATTGTTTGTTCAAATAAACCAAGTATGTTTTGTAGATCAATATCATTTATAGAACTCTTTTGTAATATTCTATCTTGAGATACCTTTAATGTGATAATTCTAAATGACTCCAATACTTCAGCTTCTGTAAACTCTGTATTGTTGTAAGTGTAAATAAAATTGTTGATTTGTTCTTGAACACCTGTAAATTTGTTTGTTTGTAAAATTGTTGAATCTGTATCACCGTTCAACTTAATAATACTATTATATCCAACATATGTTGAATTAACAAACTCTTGTAGTTCTGCTTCACTTTTTAGACCCAACTTCAAACAGATGTCTGTGTAGTTGTATTTGTCTTTGTTAGATAGAAAATCTTTTTCAATTGGATTATTATTAATGATTGCAGTTAAGTCTTGATAAATTCTCAACAACAAATATTTTTTATCCGCAAATGTTGAAATTTTAATCGCGTCTAATCTAGATGTTTCATTCTTATTTACATCAAATGCGTAAGATAAACGTATCTCAGTTCTACTAGGAGATATTTCTTTTATAACCAATCTATTTGTTGGATTACCGGCTATATTTCTAACTGGGTTATACAACAAATAATATAAACCAGGACCAACTCCATTTGCATTTAAGTCGAATTGTGGATGTAATAGAATATCGTTTTTGTACGATACCACATTCGTAAATGGATTTGCAAATCTATATGATCTTAATACGTTATTAATGTCTCTGTAACTACCTTGCAATACAGAATATGTTACAGATGGAACTACTCTGTTGAAATTTATAAGTTGTTGGTTATTATTATACAGTGTAAATTCAAACAAATCATCATCGGATTCACCGTAAAATATATCCTCACTGATTAGTTGTTGTTCGTATAAAGCCTGTAAATCAGTGGAAAAATAAGATGCGCTTGTAAGACCCTTATTTAAATCGTTATCATTTATTGTTAAATAGTCGTAAGGCATATCAAGAAGTTAATGGTAAAAATGGGTAATCATCATCGAAATCCGAAGCAACTTTTCCTTGTCCCAATTGGATTCGTAAACCAATAATTTGGTTTTTCATAGCTGCAATAACTTGTTTATCGTCATTGTTTTCGTATTTTTCTACTAATTCATTTACCGTTTGATTTAAAATTCTGTTCTCGACCAGCACGTTATTATATTGTGTTATAACATCTGTTAAATTTCTCTTTTCTTCAACCGCAGTTGTTTGTAATTCAGTAAAATCCGATTGTGAAGTATCAACGATTTTGTTTTCATTATATAAAAAACTTTTTATTGGTACTTTTATATAGTTGTATTTGCCTTCAAACGACTGTGATATGTTATAAACCAATTGATCATTTCCAAAATCATCAAAATTGTTTTGGAAAGTACCAAAGTCTTTAAATGTCTGTACATCACTTAAAGATACATTATATACTAATGGTATATTTGCCATACTAACGCGTTATTTTAAATATTTTTCCGGTATCAACGATGTCAACTGTCCCATCTTTGTACTCTACCTTAATAAATACTGTCAAATATCGTTCTTGAGGCAATCCATTTGTATTTAATTTAAAATAATTACCATACGTAACATCGCAACTTAACTTGGTATAGTTATCGAAATTAATCAAAACTTCCTCAGACTCAGCATCTTTAACCATATAATATGAAGATGTTGGCAGATACTTAGGAGTAACCATAGCTGGTTGTTGATATGCTTTATTAAATGTTTTGAGAGGATATTTATCTCTAGCGAACACAAATATTTTAGCAACACTACCAGCTTTATATGTACTATTTAACTGTTGCAATGTAACCAAGTTTTGTATGGAAGAAGATACTGGTTTTAAACTACCTGTATTAAATACAGTATCATCCCAACCCATATCAATATATGGACTGTAAATTGTATTGGTATCTTTGCTGAAAAATTGTAACAGCCCGTTGGTTGGTTGAAGAGGAGGTGTACTTATTTCAAATGAAGTCAATAACATTAGTCCGTTATTTGGAACACATCCACATAACCAAGAACGAACGATAGTAGTGATGTCCATTGATATATCACTTTGTTGTCCGTAACTAAATGATTGACTGCAAATTAATCCATTATTTACCAACGAAGGAAAAGCTGTGGAATTACAGATCCACTTTGGTTTGTTTGTATAAGATGCTGGTACTTTGTAATACCAAGTTCCGCCTTGATTTTGAAAACTAGCACTGGAATATGATGCGGTCAATAAATAATTTACTTGTTGATAACTATTTGTTATTTTACTACCGTACCACAAATTGCTTCCTGAGTAAGATCTATTGTTCCAAGTAGCTCCCAATTGGGAACCATCGTCGGCATATCTACCATTTCCATTTTCCCAACTCTGACTTATAGGATAAGCATAAATAGAGTAGTTTAGTGGTAGATTTCTCATACCACAGGCTTTTAAATTCAACGTAAATTTTAATTTTGAACTACTAATTTCATTTTTAGAAATTGATTGACTTAATGTGGTTAAGTCAAACTTGATCATAGTTCTACTAAACTCTGGATAATTAAGATATGTGGCTGTTGATGGACGAGTAAAAGATCCACTATATTGTCCTTTAAAATATCCAGCGAAATTTACCACATCAACATAATAAGATACACTTGAGGTATTTGTGTTAATAATTGATTTAAAACTTGAACTGGAGAAACTACCACTGAAAGATCTGCTTACACAGTTTGATCCTGTAATACTTCCTACAAATCTGCCAGATGCGGATATAGCTGATCCAGAAATATAAAGAGATTTTCTAGGAGCAGTAGTAACATTTGATAATCTGCCTGTGAAATTAGCAATAAATGACGTATTTGGTATTACAGATGAAGTAAGACTATATGCATACCATTTACTACCAGAGTAGATAAATAGTGAAGATGTAGTATAAGCTAACCATCCATTATTGCCATATGAAGAGGCAGTAAGAGGAGGCGTGTGCCAATTTGGATCTGTATAAACCGTTGTTTTGCCTGAGTTAGAGGCGTATATCTCTAACACTTCGTCCAACCCAAAATTTTTGTTTTGGTATTTGTCGGAATTGTTAATATAAGTGTCTTGAGATGGATAAATAAAAATATGCATATTATACTACCAATCCTTTAATGTCATTGTCTGGATATTTTATTTCAAATACAGATGGGTCTTTTGATGGATAAAGAATATTGTTTTGTGTAGCAATACTTACATTGTACGCTACAGGAGAATAATCACCGTCATCAATTGTCAAATTCTTGATCTTCAATTCAATAACAGATTGAACGCCTTCGTTTTTCATTATTTCAAAGTTAAGTTGACTGAGATTTATTGGTTGATTAAAACTCATATTATCAATGCTCAAAAAGCTTTTAACGGATTGAATACAATTATTTAAAACATCTCGTTTATTGAAACCATTGAAAACAGTAATCTTAAACTCCAATCCCAAATTAATAATATATCCGTCTATAATGTTAATTTTATCTGTTAATATTTTGAAATTGTTCAGATAACTTATTAAGTTCTGTAATGTAGCAGGATTTAGTTTGGTTAAATTTTTATTAACGTCGTATCCCAACAAATAAAGATTGTTGGTAAATGGATTACTTGCTTCTAAAAACTTTCTTCTATCCAATGGATTTAGTGGATTTAGATCCAATGTTTCATTTCCATTTTCATTCACTATACCTTTAATTAGTTGGTTATATTGAATGCGTCTATTTGAATTGCTTTCAACATATGCTTTAGAGATATTACCTAAATATGTTGGTAATGAATACACTCTAAGTAAAATATCTTCTGATGTAACCATTCTGTTTTGAGCAGAAAAATTCAATATTGCACTTTGACGTATTTCTTCGTCTGTTTCAGCATTGTTACCACCTGTAGATGACTGTGGATTATTTACTCTCAATGAGTTTTTTATGTTATTTAATAAAATAACTTCACTGTCAGTCAAACTAGTGACATCATTTAAATAATCAGTGCTGGCAATCTTATTTATTTCGTCGGAATTTACATTTGAATCCAAACCACCACCTACAACATAAGTAACTGTTAATGTTGTGTTTGATGGAGATACACCATAAGAATTTGCTTTCAATACGTTTGTTCCATCCAAAGATATATTGAGATTTTTTAAATTGGATAGAGCTACACCAACATTGGTTGGATTTGGTATAATAACAGTATTTTCGTAATTTTCTGTATTTGCTCCAAATTGGATGTAAGTGAAGTTATTTTGATCTATTGTTGTTATAAATCTGCGTTCAGTTCTTAAATACTTTAAAATCTTAGGTGTTTCATTTCTATATGGTGACAGTGTTTGATTATTAAGCGGAACGTTATCAACCAAAATAGGAATGGTATCTTGCGCCAAGTATTGGGTTTCATAATAGTTAATACCATTTGAATCAACCACACTTATTATTTTGACAACATTTGTTTCATCCAACTTAATTTTTAAGAAAGATTGCGGGTCACCAATACTAAAAGTCTTTGATGTAATTCTGCCTGAATAACACTGCGCTGTTTTCTTTATCAAATAAAACAATGGAGCACCTGTATTGTCACGATTGTAAACACTTATTTCTCTTGGTGAGAATAGTGTGTCTTGACTAAAATCTACACTTTCTTCAACGATAAATGATACACCAGATACACTGGATAGTTGTGTATATGGTTTCAAAATCAAACAATATCTTTCGTCTGGTATATATTCGCCATTAACTCCTGATGTACGAGTTGCTGGTAATAATTGAAATAATTCTACGTATGTAGACGATACTGAAGACACTTTTGGTTTATAACCCAAAAATTGTGCTTGATTTATAATGTTCTTACGTTCACCCGCAAATTGAATAAAACTTTCTTTGAATTGATAATCAGTGTAGTAAGATAGTACATCACCAACAAAGCTAGCTTGTTCAATAAAAATTTGTCCTGGTGAACTTTCACTGAAGTCCTTGTAACTTTGTGGGTAATACTGTTTGGTAAAATCGATCAGTTGTTGCTTTAACGAAGTAAAATCACGATTTAAATACAAAACGTCTTTTGTATTAGCTTTGAATGTTTTGTTAATTAGTTGTTGCATTATATATTATTGTTTGTGATAATTACTTCGGTTGTAGACTTCAGTTCTTTATAACTAAAGGCTACTTTTATAAATATTTTATTGTAATCATTATTTACAACATCATTTTCTACTAATTGAACTTTAACATCTTCCACTATTACCCCATTCATAAATCTATTTACGTCATTTTGAATAAGATTTACCAACATAGGCAACATTTCTTGTAATTCATTCTGTTCAAACAACACTTTATATAAAGAAGACCCAAACGCATTGTTAAACCTACGTTCGCCAGGTCGTGTTAATAAAAGATTCTTTATATTACTCGAAACTTGGGAAATAGTATCCACATTGGTTTCAAAATAACCATTTTGACCCAATCTGAAAGGTATTTTAAGTCCTAGTGCTTTTTTAGACATAATTAAATCTTAGATTTTTTCTTCTCTATAGCACTCATCAACTTAGAATAATCTCGGGTCATAGCGGAATATACAGATTTAACTGGTTCAGGAGCATTCTCGGGAGCTTTTGTTTCTGTAATTACTTGAGAGGAAGTTGATCCATACCCACCCATCATACTAACCATACCACCTTCTTGTGGTACTCCTCCTGTAGTCTGATTTAATATGTCATTCAACATTGGATTGTTTGTATATTTAACATATTTCTTCGTAGGCTTAGTTTCAACTTCTGCTACTGATTCATTCATAGATTCAAGTTCATTCAAAATTTCAGCTTCTAGATCAGAATCTGCAGATTTTGTCTTTTTTTGAGGCTTTGATGAATTATTCGCAAATATTTCTGATAATTGACTTTTCAACTCAGTCTTTAATACGTTGCGAACTTCTTGTTGTACTGTTTTTTTAATAAACTCTTTAAGCACTTCTATTTTCATATTGTTTATATAT